ATTGTAGGTCGGTATGACAATTGAATACTTCATTAGAAAGTTCCACCGTCAACCCCACCTGTGATTGCGTTAGTGCTGCCATTCACTGACAAGCCTGCATCCACAAGCACGGCTTGACTGCCCGTTGTTGAATTGGTGGCAAACAAGATAAAGCCTGCCGTTGCGCTTGCTGTAGTGGTCACATTGGTTGGTGGCGCGCCAGAGAATCCACTGACACCACTGAATCCTGAAACGCCCGAGCCGCTGAATCCAGAAATGCCCGAGAAGCCACTGAACCCTGATATGCCTGAAAACCCTGAAATGCCTGAGAAGCCACTGAACCCTGAAATCCCACTAAAGCCAGAGCGACCAGAAAACCCTGAAATCCCACTGAATCCTGATATGCCGCTAAATCCTGATATGCCCGAGAAGCCAGAGGTGCCACTAAAGCCACTGATGCCTGAGCCAGAAAAGCCTGATATGCCAGAGCCTGAGAATCCTGAAATGCCACTAAACCCTGAGAATCCACTGATGCCACTAAAGCCTGAGATACCAGAAAAACCTGAGATACCTGAGAACCCAGAGATGCCGCTAAAGCCACTAAAACCAGAGCGCCCAGAAAATCCTGATGTGCCGCTTTGGGCTACGCCATCAAGACCTGAATAGCCACTGAATCCTGAATAGCCACTAATGCCTGAAAACCCACTAATCCCTGAAAAGCCTGAGATCCCACTAAAGCCTGAAATACCTGAAAAGCCAGAGAACCCCGAGGTGCCTGAAAAGCCAGAAATACCCGAGCCTGAGTAACCCGAGATGCCCGATCCCGAATAGCCAGAAATCCCACTGAAGCCCGATATGCCTGAAAAACCGCTGATCCCTGAGAATCCTGAGATGCCACTAAAACCTGAAGTGCCCGAGTAACCCGATACGCCAGAGCCTGAAAAGCCTGAAGTGCCGCTGTAACCCGAAATGCCACTGAACCCCGAGATACCACTAAAGCCAGAAATGCCGCTATAGCCCGACAGGCCCAAGCCTGAGAAGCCGCTAAACCCTGAGTAGCCTGAGATACCTGAAGCACCCAGTGCATTGGTCCAAGTGCCACCAATGGCACCTTCAAACTGCGATAACTGCGTGTTAAAGCGAATCATCCCGTCTTGTGCGACAGGCCTTTGCGCAGTATTGCCCTTGGGCAGCGTCATCGATGCGGTGCCAGGCACTACTGGGTTATCAGCCAATCCCACCGTGGGATTAGCGCCATCACCTGTGCCGTTGGTTACATCAATCTCATCAGCCGTGCCCGTAAGCGTGACAACGCCGATGCTGTTGCCACTGGTGCGCGATAAAAGGCCAACGCCTGAAGACTGCGCCAGGTTGAGAACCAAGCCTGAAAGCGACACCGTTGGGTTGCCAGCAACGCCATCGCCATCGGCAACGCTAATACCTGCCGTTCCAGCCGCGATAGAGCGCGCTGTGAGCGTTGTTGCGTTGGTCTTGACCTGAATACCTGTCCCTGCTGTTACGAGGCTTGCAGGCGCTCCAGAGAGGCTTAGAACGAGGGTTGAGCCAGCGCCGTTATCTGTGAGCGTTAAGCCACCACCTGAAGTGCTTAATTGGCGTGATTGCGAGAGTGAGCCTTCACTCGTTGCTGTGACAAAGCTGTAATTGGTTACAGGGACCGCGGCAATATCTGCCACCGTCGTTTTGACGGTGCCACCATCCTGAACGATGGGCACAAGCTCGGTACCCGTGAGGGCATCGGCGGTCGGTAACTGGGTGATGGTTTGATTGGCCATTAGGGTGACACCGCTATTCCATCGAGGTTCCCATTGTTCTCAGGCGTCTGGGTATTGCCTTCCGTCGAGACAATGACATTTTGTTGATCCGTTGTCACCAGATTATCCTGGATTGCAGCCACTGACACATCAGGTCTCGGAAAGCGCAAGTTGATGCGCTCAGTTTGCCGTGCCGGTAACCGATAAGGATCTTTCTCATCCCTGCAATTTTCCTCGCACACCATCAGCCCTGGAAAGTTGATGTCAGGCCCCAAGGTGGCGTGAGGACGCTTCATGCGACACCGATCGCAAATACCGATCGCGATGTCGGAATAACCCTCAGTGTCAAGAAACATCGGCATTATTTTGTCCTACCCTGAGATTCTAGAGTAGCGCGGCGCGACGCAACTCGCTTCGCAATTTGCTCGGCAGTCTGCTTGCGACCCTTGCCTGCTTTACCACCCAGACTTCCAAAGTTATCAGGCATCTTTTTTGATCTTCCAACCAGCCAAGGCGTTGGGCGCGAAACACCCTTAAGCGGACTTACATAGTCATACCCACGACTTTTTGATATTGGCGGCTTTTTGCCGCCAGGGGCGATATTCCAGCCCATCGTATCTGTACAACGAATTCTTGATTCAAGCTCATAGCAATAATCTTCTGAGCCAATTACCAATACCTCTTTTAACAAGTTTTCCCATCCATATTTGGCTATAGCATTGGCAAGCCTAGGATTCTCATGTCGATCATTCTTTTGCGCCCAATAGTGGCCATACTTCCATCTATGTTTAGCGTTTTTTGAAACGCCAATATAACCTTCGCTCATAAAATCTGAGTGATGACTTGCCCTTATCCAATACAAAGTGCAGGCGCTCATTTCGTATAAACTGAAATATTCGGGGCCAGGTAAATCGGGCTGCGGTCGCGTTCTTCAGCCTCGGCCAGTGCCAGGTACTTACCAGCCTGGTCCTCGAGGTATTTGATGCGCTCCATGGGCACAGCAGGCAATTCCATGCTCAATTGGTGCGCCAACATGCCGATCGTGGCCAGATACCAGCGCTGTGGGATCTGCAATTCGTCAGTCAAATCACCCACATCCATGATTTGCTTGGAATACCAGACCGTCATTTGCACATACCACTCGTTGGGGACTGGCCAGAGGTAAATTTCAGGCTGTGGGACCGTGCGATTGAACCAAAACTGGTAGGGCTGATTAGCTGTGAAGTTTTTGTTGGGCAAATTGGTGTAATCGTCGCGATTAAGCCTTGCCATCTGGATTTCACGCGAGTTATTGCCCACATAAAACTCACGCAAAGCCAGTGTTGTGCCACCAGACGCCCTTACTCGGTAGTATTGGACGCTCTGACCAGGGTCGATGTCATACCAAGCCCATTTTTTATCGGTGACAACCACTGATCCGATGTCATACAAGGTGTTCCAAGTTGATCCATCGGTCGAATACTCGAGGGTGAGAGTCCATGTGGCACTTCCACCACCAGAAATATAGGGGAGCAGGCCGATTGACCCAGCATAAATCGGGTTGCTGGTGCCAAAATTGATCGCGATATTGCCATTAGTGCTTGTTTGCAGGCAGTAGGTATCAACATCGCTGTCCCCTGCATAGGCTGCATTGCCGCCAGCGCTGCTCGAGTAGCTGCCCGAAGGCCTTGTTAATGTGCGGTAGAGCACATTCAAGGCGTCATTGGCGCCCACTGGCAGCGTGTAAATGTACTTTTCTGGCGTTAGGCCGATGACTTCCTTCTTTATGGCCCAGTATTGGATGCCAATGTTGATCAGGTTAGTCAGTGTGAAGCCAAGCGACTCGCGTGCGGTTAGTAATTGCTCGCTAGTTAGCTCTTCAGCAAGCTTGCCACAGCGCCTCGCAGCGTGGTCAATCAGCGTTTGGACATTAAAAACCTGGCCATAAGTATCGGAATAGGACATTTCACCAGCCCGGACAATTCCAGCGTTTCATGGACGCTCTGGCTCGAGATCCGCGCTCAGATTTACGCGCAACTGGACCCATACGAGCGCAAAACGAATCACGCCTTGGCCCTCCCTGGGGCTGTGGCGCTTTTAGGTTTGATCCTGTTTCTCGATTGTACTTTGCCCGGCCCTTGGCGGTAAGACCCGCGCCTTGATCTGCCGGAAGCTTCTCACCGCGGCCAATCGCCAGGCTCGGACCGCCGTTCTTAAGCTGTTCAGGAAGCTTTGCATACGATTTCCCCTTTACATTGGACTGCGTGTACTCTGCAGCCACATCAGGTCGAATGCCAACCTTCTTGGCAAACTTCGGATTGTTCTCGGCAGCTTTCATGAGCCGGAACTGCGCTTTAGTCTTGGCAGGCATTTAAGCTATCTGCCCCATGGTAACAATCAACGAGGGGATAGCCGGGTACGCAGGCGTCACACTCGATGGCAATGCTTCAAGCGTTACATCCGTCGATTCAGGCAGCCAAAACAACTGCACATAGTCATTAGCATTAAGGTCCAAATAAAAGTTCCATGACGCCACACCAAAGCCAAAAATGCTGGCGCTCTTACGCGCTGGTATGGTTACATTGGTTGCCGAGTTAGCAAGATCTGAGCCGTTGATCTTGATCCAAATCGTGACAATGTTCTGCGCGTTATCAACATTCTTGAACTGAGCACTAAACTGAAAGTTATAAATGCCGTCATTAGGCACTGTAAAACGGCTATTGCTGACCACCGTGATGCCATCGGTAATGTCTACCGTATTGCAAGTCATGGCCGTGCCAACAGTGGTGCTTCCCGTCTGATCTAGGGTGCTGCTAAAGCCGCCATAAGCCGCGCCAAACGCACGCAAATCACCGATGGTTGATTGCACATTCGCGCCACTTTGCACTAACGGCACAAGCTCTGCGCCCGTCAGTGTTGCGGCTGCTGGCATTGCCGAGATTTTTTGGTCAGCCATTACGATTGCTCCAAAACAATTTTGCTGTTGTCTTCTTGCAGCACATACCCTGGAGAAGTCTCATCCAGGATATAAAAAGTGGTTGGCGGCAAGGTGCCGTAAGTATCAACTACGCCATCATCACCAACATCAAGGCCGTAGTCGGTGCCACCAATGACATTCTGGGCACCAACACCTAATGCAAAGCCATCCGAGGTATTGGCTTGGTTGGCAACGCTTGAGTAGCCAACAGGAGCCATCAAATACCTGCTTGAATGAGTTTAAGCGTTGCAGTACCAGAGCCTGAGTTGACCAGCAGCTTGATGGCCGTAACTGGGAATGCATAGTTGCCATCAGCAGCCGCTACTTCGCCTGCTACCGTGGGATGACTAAACCAGTTAGAAATGGTGCCTGCAGGGTCGTCAAATGAGTGCTGGACGGTGTAATCAACCGTGCCTGATACCGTGACACCAAAGCCCACATTGAACGGGCTGATGTTGGTATTCATGACCACGGTGCTGCTTGAGCCTACCCCGGTTTTGGATACGGTCACTACCTTCATGATTGTCCTTCAATGTGATGCAGGGGCCGAAGCCCCCGCTATCTAGCACGCGCCGCCTGCTTTTCGACGGGCTTGTGGTGGCGTTACTGTGACCGATTCTTTGGTCTCAGTGACTGATCCCTTACCGCGGATCTTATCCATCAACTTGCCGCCAAGCTCTTTGACCATGCTTACGGGATTCAAGGCATCCTCAAGGTCACGCTTGGCTTTCGCTGCGGTGGCCTCGGGATCAGCAACAGGTTTCGATACATCCACTTTACCGCCTGTGTCGTACTTAACCTTGCCGCCCTTCTTGAAAGTGCCCGATTGAATGGTATTAGCTACAGGCTTCGATACTGGGTGCTTGGGGTAGGCTACGGGTTTGCCTGAATCAACAAGTCCCCCCGTAGCGTAGTGCTTTTTTGGAGCACCACCTTTCTTGTAGCCACCAGCATTGCCCTTCTTGACTTCGCCTGTGGTGGTATTGCTTACACCAGGCGAGGATGTTGAGACATTACCCTCAACGCCACCACCCTTGGCATACGCTTTACCGCCACGCTTGTAGCCACCAGGCTTGCCCATGGACACTTCACCCGTCTTTTTAGGCGTGTGATGCTCACCTTCAGCCGTGTCCATCTTAGTGCTTACATAGCCCTTTGCGCCCTTCTCAGAGGCTGCCACTTTGATGATGCCGCCATCTTTGTAGCCACCAGCATTGCTCATCGCAACGCCGCCTGTCGCAAGACCTTTATGAGCCTTCGATGCTGGCATGGAAGCATGCTTTTTGAGCTTAGCTTCCGTGCCTGCCATCTTCTTCATTTCGGCTGCGTGTTCGGCTTTGGACTCGCCACCTTCTTTCATCATGGGGCGTGCCATCTTGCGACGCATGGCCAACGATGGACGAGCAGGTGCGCGGCCGGGCAAAGTGCCCTGACCCATCTGCATGCGGCTTGGGGTTGGGCCTTCAGCAAGCCCAGCCATCACGCCGCCGTTCATCATCTTGTGGCCATCCGACTTGCCACCATGCTTCTTGGACACATGGCCGCCCTTTTTGAGCTTCAGCACAACTGAAGGCTCAGTGGTCATCATTTTGACCATCGGCTTAAACTGACCCATCTCTAGTCCTTTCAAGACTGGCCCCGAAGGGCCAGAAACTTAGGTTGGGTTGACAGCGATGCCGGAAGTTGCAGCAGTGGGTGCGCCACCATCGACATAGATTTGACCACGAGTGGTCGCGTCAGTGCCAAATTCAGTGATGCCTACCATTGAGCAATCCTTCATCATCAGCAAGCCACCAGCCGAGGCAGGAAGCGTTGCCAATCCGTTCATGGTTGTGGAACCTGATTGGACGCTGTTGATAAAGGTGCACTGCTGGAACAACTGCCAACGATCGATGGCCGAAGCAGCCGATGCCAAAACGCCCAGTGGTGTTGCTGCTGAGGTTTGGAACGGAAATGTGCAACCAATGAAGCTGTTACGGGCAGTGCCCGAGGCCAACTCAACCGTTGCATTTGCTGCAGAACGAGCCACTGTGTCAAGGCCAAGCACGCAATCAGTGAATGTGTTTTCCTGGCTTGTGATCTTCAGCGTGCGAGCAGCAGAACCGCCTGCTGATGCTGCATCACCCATGCCCTGGATATTTACATTCTGGTACGCATTGCGTCCACCCGCCTCAAGCACACCAACCATGCTTGCAGACCCAGTGCTGAAGCCAACAAAAATGTCGATGTTGGCAAACAAGCAGCCAGCGCCCGTGACATTAATGAAGGTGTCTGCATTGAAGGTCGTAGCCGTGTAGGTGCCCGTGGGAGGTGCAATACGCGCACGCTGACCTACGCGAGTTGGAGCGCCCATGCCAATCAAATGCGTGGCATTTTTGTTCCAATTCAGCGTGCCGGTAGTGGCAGTCGGATCGATGGTCTGAGCCAAAGCTGTAGACAGGCGAGCCGTGCCACTTGATGCACCGTTACTCATCAGGACAATGACATCGTTATTGCCTGATACAGCACGGTTGATCGCAGCGTAAAGCGTTGCTAGAGGATAGTCAGCAGAGCCGTCGTTACCGTCAGCGCCATTGACCGGGTCAACAAAGTACCAATTTCCCGAGAACGGGATGCCGCCGATGCCACCGATGACGGGAACCCCGAAGCTCGTAATCCCATTAGGGAAGTTTGTAAGAGCCATTTACTTTCTCCTAGCGGGGTTTCCCCCGCCATCAGGGGTTAGACGCCAGGCGTACCGTACATTGCACGAGGATCGGTGAAGCCGACATCGTAACGCTCGGTTGCCTTGTAGCGCATGGTGTCGGTTTCAAAGTCACCTTCCATGGTCTTTTCAAGGCGGCGGCGCATCATGAGCTTCATGCCCTCGGGCGCATCGGTCTGGACCCACCATGCAGTGCTCGAAGTCAAACGCGACAGGACCGCAGCGCCTTCATCGAGCAAGCCGATGGATTTGACTGGGTTGATGTCGTTGTTTGCTTGGCCAGCACGCAAGACGGACTTCAGCAGGACCTCAGCCTGGAAGATATTGCCAGGAGCAACGACAAGCTGTCGTGGCACGAGGCGAATCTTTTTCCCGTTGTTGTCCACTGCCTGACGGATCTGAATGAGCATTTGCTCAAGCGAGGTCTGGCTGAGAACAGCAGCGTTGGTCAGCAGGTTGCTGAAAGTGCCATTCACGATGGGGTGCGAAGCACTGTTAAGTGCCACACCGTCGCCACCAGCATACTGACCGCCCGTGAAGGCGTT